ATTGTTCGATGAATTCTTTTGCTTCGCGCATTGAATCGAACGTATGCTTTGATAAGTTTCGATTATCAAGCAGAGAACGGTATTCATTTGTAGATTTTGGTGTATGGTAATACAAGGAAGGTTTGAACTTTACCTTTTCATTAAAAGGCCGGCCATTCTTGTAACCTCGCCAAAGGATATTGTTGCCGAACCGTTCGACTGACGTATAAAATGTTTGCTTGTTATTCATGGTGCCATTATACCATAATTAAAGGAGGATGTCAATAGACTATGCAGCAATCTCGCTGAAGTTTTTGACTTTTTCAAATTTAATGTGTCCTGCGAATTTTTCAGCAAACTGATCTCCTCTGTGACTGATAACAAAAATGTTATCGTTTGTATTTAAACCGTGCAACGTTTCAATTAAATGTTCGATGCCTAGACCATCAAGAGCGCCGTCAAGAGTTTCATCAAGAATCAAAAGATTGGTTGAAACTGAATTGCGCAATTTTGCAACTGATCGCCAAGCTAACATAATTGATAATGTGATACGCAATTTTTCTCCTTCAGAGAATGAAGAATAAGAAAAGGTATCTCGAAACCTTGATTTAATAACTTCGTCAAAGTTTTCGTCTAATTGAAAATCAACAAACAGATCAAAGGCAGCAAGATACTTATTAATCAGCTTGTTCATAACAGGTATATATTGTTTAATAATTCTGCTCTTAATACCGCCGTCTTTAAGGATAGTGTTTACAACTCCAAGTACTTCATATTCATCTAATAATGTTGCCCGTTCATTTTTCAATAATTTGACTTTCTTGGTATATTCTTCAACAGTCGAAGTGTCGACTTCATCAACTTCTCGCTGAGCGTTATCAAGTTCGGTCTTATGACTAATTAATGCATTCTTGTGCATTTTAATTTCCGCGCGGATTTCTCCAATCTCAAAATTTTTGTTTTGAATTTGGTCTTCCGTTTCAGATATTTCATCAAGTCTTGATTGATATTGTTCAATCGTTTTTCCGATTTCAACAAGACCAGTTTCAATTTCTTCCTTCCTGGTTTGTTTCTCATTGATTACTTTTTCTTTAAAGTCGTGTTCGATATTTTGTTGGCAGGTAGGACAATTATCATTATCGTGATAGAAACTCAAATCCTTTTCAAAGTTGCGTCGATTGATTTCAAGATCTTGCCTTAAAGAAGATGCTTTATCGTGTTTACTTCGAACAGATTTCTTATCTTCAATTAAAACATATAAGTCTTTTATTTCGTTTTCAATCGCAGCAATTCTTTCTTGATTATCTTCAACTTCTTTAATTATATCAGACATACGTTGACGAATCTTTTCAACCTCAGTTTCTTTGATAGCAAGAATCTTTTTATTATTATCCTCAACTAATAATAAGTTTGATTCTGCCAGGGAAATGTGGTGATCATTGTCGTTAATTAAAGACTTATTCTCGGAGATTTGTTCTTTGGCAAGCAATCCCATTGTGCTGAATACTTGTATGTCTAGAAGGTCTTCAATGATCTCTCGCCGCTGATACGCAGGTAACTCCATAAATGGAACATAAGTTGCGCTACCCAATACAATGATTTGATTGAACGCCTTGTAATTAATACCAAGAATATTTGTTTCAAGATAGGACTGATAATCTCTAGCAGCAGAATCCTGATTTAATAATTGTCCGTCTTTGATAATTTCAAACACTGTAGGTTTAATACCACGACGAATTAAATATTCGGAACCACCAACAGAAAATTCAATTTCAACTAATAATGCTTTACTATTAATCGAATTGAGTAATTGCGGCTTGTTGATTTTACGAAACGGTTTACCGTACAAACCAAAAACAATTGCATCAAGCAACGTCGATTTTCCGCTGCCGTTTGATCCACTAATCAATGTGGTCGGTTGATCGTTAAGTTCAATTGTTGTGAATGAATTACCAGTTGATAGTATGTTTTTATATTTAACTCTTTTAAAGTCTATTCTCATATTATAAACTCAATGCCTCCTGATATAACGCGTCGATAGTATTCTTGATCTTTCCTTTATCAATATTAGTATCTAGCGAATCAATATAGCTGTGTAGGATTTCCTTGGTGTCTTTAGTCTCATCGAGAATATCATCAACACCTGCAGATTCAAGGTTAAGGGCATCGTCGATTGCTTTGATGTCGGCCGCGCCTTCATCGTTTAATCGATTCATAAACATATCATAGATATATGCGTTAGTTCTATTTTTTACGATAACCTTAATATATGTATTCTTTAGATCACTAGTGTTATAATTAACTACGTCATCGACCGTCATATCTTCATCATCATAATCAATTTTGAAAAACATTCTGAATGGGTTTTCAATTTTAATCATTTCTCGTGTTTCAGTATCAAATACGTGAAATCCTCGACTGCCTTTATAATCTGACCATGTCATTTCATACGGCGCACCAAGATATTCGATATTCCCATAACGCGACGGATGATGGAAATGACCAGAGTATACGTTTTCAAAATGAGAAAAAACACCTTTATCAACTCCGTGAGAACACACCTGACCTTTCATCATTTCCATACCTTGAACTTCAAGATGCCCCATTACAACATCGGCATTTGAATTTTTAATAATATCAAAGTTAGTTTCTGAGTTTTGTTTATTGATCCAAGGCAGCATCAAAAATTTAGTTGATCCTAGTTGCAATTCAACTGCGTTTTCTTCGTATAAATGAAAATTAGGATATTCTTTCAAAAGCAGCTTCATTGAATTAACGCCGTTCGTATTTGTGTAATACGTATCGTGGTTGCCAATTAATGCATGAAAATCAATATCTCGTTGAGCCAATTGGTCAAACAAAAAATGCTTACCGCGTTGAAGACTAACATAATTAATATACTTTCGGCGATCAAAAGTATCACCTAAATCAAAAACAGTATTAATTCCATGTTCATCTAAATATGGAAAAAATACCTCCAAGAAAAACTTTTCTTGAAAATCCGCAAAAATTTGGCTATCACCGCGTGCGCCAATGTGTATGTCGGTTACAATTGCAATTTTCATTCTTTAACCTTTTTACTTTTAGGCATTGACTTTTCTTCAAAGTCTCGAATGAATTCGCTAATGTATTCAGGCGGTTCGTTTAATTGAATCGATGTGTCGCTTGAATCATACAAATCTAATTCAGTTAACAAATTTTGAGATGCTTTAAATTTAATATACATCTGCTTCTTTTCTTTACCAATCCGCCGCAAGAATGCAAACCAAATAATTTGTGTAAAATAAGCAAATGGATTGTTTGATTTTTCAGGATCAAAGTTGCGAATATATTGAAGGCAATTTTCAATTCCGTCTGATATCATATCTTCTTTATATGAATAACCGTAAAAGTTTGGTCTAGTTGCAAGTCGAGTTGCAATCAATACAATACACTCGCCGATATAATTTGGAACTCTAGGTACTGGATCTCCAACATTTTCTGCTTCCAAACATGCGTTTCGATATTCTGTTAAAGAAGCAAGAAGATCTTTGTTATTAACATAGTTATTACGTTTTCTGGCCATAGTATTACCTCTAAAAAAATCAAAGTCTATTTTAACAAATTATCTTATACATGTCAATCTAAAAAAAAGTAGTTGACATTTGTTTATTTTTGGTGTATAATCTATCTGTCAGTTAAGGATATTATTGTCAATTAAAAATCAACGTTATAAATTTTGAATGGAAATTGTTCTGTTGAGTAGATCTCAACTCTCTTTTTAAAATGTTGAAGAGTATAATTAGTATAAGAACCAATACTCAAATCATCCGCAATATCATATAAGACTGCAGAAGTAGAATCATCAGCCTTACGTAAGGTCCTACCGATTGATTGAAGAACTTTGATTTCTGATTTTGAACCAGAAGCAAATATCACATTGTCCAATCTTTTCAGATTAACTCCAGTAGAAAAAACGCCATAAGACGCAAGAATATCATGTTGTTTAATAGGATCGTTTTCTACAAGATTACGAATGTGTTCGCGTTCATCGCCTTTTGTTCCGCCGTAAATAAAATGTAAGGTTCTACCTTCTTTGCGGAGCAAAGGCTCTAATACCTTTCCATGTTTTTCAACAAGATCAAACAATACAAGATTGTTTTGGCCTTCGAGAGACCACAATAGGTTACGTATAAACATATTGCGCTTTTCATTATTAATTAAGAATTCTCGTTCAGCCGGGTATTTCTTTTGCGTTTCTTTAACTTGTTTCATTGCATCTTTAAATTGTTTTCGCATTTCATTTGAATAAGACAATACGATTCCTTTTACTTTAAAGTCTGCTACAGTACCTTCGTCCATTAACTGTTTAGTGTTGATTACACGTTTAACTTGACCAAAACAACCTTCAAGGACAAGCCGATGAGTTTTTGATTCTGAGGATTTTAATGTACCTGTGAATCCATGGCGGTATTCGCAATCAGTCAATTTTTCCATAATCGTTGTTAGAGACTTAGCTTGAAATAAATGCGCTTCGTCTCCAAGAACAACCCCAAATTGTTGAAACCAATCTTTAGGTTGTTTTACTAGTGATTGCCAAGTACTAATAACAATAGGCGCCTTTGTGTTTTTATCGACACCGCCTTTTATTGTATAAATTAACTCAGAATCGCAACCGTAATCAACAAAATCACCAGCCATTTGATGGACCAAACCAATTGTAGGTACGACAATTAAAGTTCGATGACCAAACGTTTGATAATAATGTTGCTGTAGTAAATAAATGATTAAGGATTTGCCGGATGAAGTTGGCGACAAAGATAAAGACCGCCTTTTTGAAATTGAATTAGTAATGTATTCTAATTGATAGTCTCGCGGAGTATATTTGCATTTAATAGATTCAGCAAGCTCCAAAACATATTCGTTAGTGCAAGTATCATCTTGCGGATATTCATCAGGAAGATTGAGGATATAATCTCTAGCAGCACAGAATTCTTTAAGGTGAGGTAATAACCCAACATAAAGAAATGGTTTAAACGGGGAAAAGAGACGAATGATTCCGTCCCAAACACGCATCTTATACTTTGGAGAAAACTGATATCCTTCTGGCCTAAAAGAAAAGTGTTCAGAAATTTCTTGCAGGATTCCGGGATCAGTTTTAACCCTAGCATGGACCGCATTAATATATTCAATGTTAACTATATCACTCATATACCATATTTATTGTCCGGATCCACTTCTTCAACGTGAATAGGAAACATGAAATAATGTTCAACATCGGCCGAATCCCAATTATTATCAAAGAACCAACTTACTCCTTCTTCTTCAAGAAGCTCATAAAGATCGGCTTCTTCTTCTTTATCAGCAAAGCCAAACAAATAATGACCTTCACCACAACCATCGTATGCATCGACAAATTCATTTTCTTCAAATTCATCGGGTTGCATTTCTCCGGTTAATCTTTCCATATAATCTGTCAAAAGAGCTTGATCGTCTTCATCTTTGATTGTTACTATCCAAGTACCAGATCTCCACAACGTTTCGACCAATGCTCGTTCTTCTCTGTTTTCGTTATTAACAAACCATTCCTTTTCAACATATGACTTTTTGTATGAAGGTCTTATACGATATTCTTTTCCGATTTCAATTTTCACTAGTAATCTCCATGTTGAAATTTAAGTACGTCAATCATATTTTTGATAACGAAATTTCTTGAATGAATTGTTTTGATAATGTCTTCTAAGAAATTCGCTCGAGCCGAGTGATAATCAATTTTTAAACTAATATTGATAATGTCGCTATCGGCCTGAATATAACGATCAACATCACTACGCAA